GGCGTCCGTGGCGGCGCGCGTGGCGGCGTCCGTGGCGGCGCGCGTGGCGGCGACCGTGGCGGCGACCGTGGCGGCGACCGTTCCGCGCGCATGGAGCAGCACTGCGGCGAATACGCCGGCAATTGCCATCACGATGGGGCTCGGAACGATGATGACGCGCGGCGGCTGGAGGTTTGCCGCGCCGTAGAGGTCACGGATGGCCGGCGTGATCAGGTCCGGCGCGATTGGCTCAGTGCGCATCGCCCGGCTGATCCAGAGCTTGGCGTGCTCGTCCATCCGAGCGCGCTCTTCCGGCGTGATGCCGCCGCCCGCGAAGTCCGGGCGGCGAACGATCTTCGACAGGTCAGTCCGCGACATTGATGTTGGCCTCCGGCCGGTATTCGCGTTGGGTAGTGATCTGATACAGACCTTTCAACACACCATGTGCGTGGTGCTCTTCGTGCACTTGCTTCGCCCATCCCGATCGCGGCGTGGCATCGGTTCCGGTATCGATCACGTCGGCGCTGTTGAACGCCACGACGCCATCTTCGGTGCCGAGCAGGATTTGCTCACCCGACGCTGACGGAGTTCGCGCGACGACGGGATAGCGTTTCGGCTCACGCGTGCCCAGCACCTCCAGGAAGCGCTGGACGATGCCGCCAGCTTCGGCTAGCGAAAACTCGCGCGCCTCGCCGTACGCGATGGCGTGCGCATGGCCGGTCACCTCGCCGTGCGCGAGCACGATGCGGTCGTTCTTGGGGGTGACGTCCTGTGCGGCACTCGGGATTTCAGCGACGGCACGGATCATGACGTCGCCCTGGCGGTAGATCTTCATGGCTTCTCCTGGTGTGGTAGATGAGCGGCGTCAGGCCGCCTGCTTCTGCTCGGCCGCAGCCGGCGGAGTGAGGGTCAGAACGGCGTCGTCCTGGATTGTCGCGCAGAGCACGCCAGCGTCGTCCGTGTCGGGATGCGCGACGATGGAGAACGTCAGGCCAAGGCTGCCGCCCTGCATCGGCTCGAACACGAACTTGCGCAGCGTCACGTCGCTCAGCCGGACCGGCTCGGACAGCCCCAAGCCAGTGCCGATCGACATCGCGTAGCCGGTGAACTCTTCATCCCAGACCACCGGCTTGACGAGCGGGAACCGCACGGCGCCGAACTTGTTGTCGCCGATGCCGGGCAGATCGGCCTGCTCGCCCTTGCGAAGATCCCGATACAGCGCCGCACGCAGCCCCGGGTCGAACGCGTTGAGCGTGTCGCCGGGCAGCGTCGCCTCGATCTTGATGTCGACGGCGAGCTTGTTTTCCTCGCCGTGCTTCTCGGCGCGTGGGTTGACGTTCGCAACGCGCACGCGGGCTTCGTTCAACTCGAACATGTGACCTCCGTTATGCCGCGGCGGGCGGCGTGGGTTCGTCGGGCGTCAGCGCCCAGGTGACGGCGCGGCGGACCGCTGCCGGGATTGCGAGGGAGCCGGCGCGAACCAGGTTCTCGGCGCGCTGCTCTGCCTGTGCGATGCGTACCGGCTTGACCTTGCCAGTCAGCTCTGCGCGAACCTGCCGGCGTGCGTCCTGCTCATCGGTCGTGCCGCGTGCTGCGCGGCGGCGGGCGAAATCTGCGATGTCGAGTACGGCGCTCATGCCTGCTCTCCGGTGGCCTTGGCGATGACCACGGCCGCATGGCAGAACTCATCACAGCGGTGTCCCTGGTCGATTTCGTGGTCATGCCGGCGGGTCAATTCGGCCAGCAGGTCCGGCGCCGCCGTGATCAGACACACATCCGCCGGATTACCGAACTCAAGGTGGCACCCAGAGCCCCCGTCCCATACGGCATATGCGACCGCTTCGCCGGAGGCGGACAGGAGAGCGTCTTCGCCATAGAGATCACCAATTTCCCACGGCCCCGGCGTATGCTTCATTTCGCTCACGACTACCTCCGATTGGTCACGTCAGCCGGCAACCGGCTGTAGATGCTCCGCCAGCGCGCCATGCGCTCGCGGTTGTCGATGGGGTGCGCGCCCTCGGCGAGGATTCGCGCGCCTCCGCAGAACGCGAGGCGCCGACCGATTCGCTGGTCGCGAACGACTTCGTGGGGGATGGGGCGTGCGCGCTTCACGGGATCGCCCTTACGATCGGCAGCAGCCATGCCATGAGCGGGACCGTCGCCAACGTCAGGCACAGCCAACCGAATGCGCCGAGCAGAAACGTGCCCCAGCCCTCGTACGGCGCGTTGTTGCGCAGCCAGGCGATCACCGGAGCACCGCCTGCACGAGGCCGTGGAAGCCAGTGCCGATCGCCAGCACGCCGGCCACGACGCAGATCAGGCCGAAGAAGAGCGCGGCGCCGTCGGCAATGCCGATGCCGGAGTCGAACGGAGCGCGGGAGCGGCGGCGGTCCGGCGTGTGCGCGCTCATGCCGCCTCCTGCTTGCGATTGTCCGTTTGGATGTGGCGCACCGCCCACGCAAGCGCCTCCATGCGCTTGCGTGCCTGTGGCGTGTGCAGGTAAATCGACATGCCCGCCGCGTGCGCCGGGTTGGCGTTGCGCGGGTCGGCACTGATCTGTCGGTTCGCCTCGGCCAGCTCGTCGGCGGTGTAGACCTCTGAGAGGCGTACTGAGTCCCAGCCGAACACGCCGCGGTTCAGCACGGGCGGAATGGCGACCTTGCTCATGCCGCCACCTGCCGCAGGTGATCCCATCCCATGTCCGAGCACACCTCGTCAGCGCGCCACTTCCGCACGACGCCCTCGGCCGTCGCGACCGCGAGCGGGTGGCCCTCTTCGATCATGTCCTCGGCGCATGCGCGGTTCGCGGCGCGCAGCCGCTGCAGCAGCGCCAGCGCCTCGTCACTGCCACCGGTCAGCAGCGTAACCACATCGTCCTGATCGATGTCCGTCAGCGTGTAGTGAGCGCGCAGCAGCGGCAGGGTCTCGTCGCGCACGGCCTGCGAGTCGAGCGGGTCGGACCGGTGCTGCGGATCGTGGTGCGGGATCGACGTCACCATCGGGCGCGTCATCGCGTAGAGCAGAGCAGAGCGCGTCGCGTGCATGGGGTCCTCCACTGGCCGGTGATAAGCGCTTAGGCCGACTGTGCCGGCGGGTCGCACTGGATGCCGATCGCCTTGAAGCCCTCGTAGATGTCCGCCTTGTCCTTCGGCGTCAGGGCGCGCAGCTCCTCGGCGAATCCGGCGAGCGTCTGGCCCGGCTTGAAACCGAAGAACTCGCGGCAAGCTGCGGTGAACGACTTGGTGCTCATGACTTCCTCCTGGCTGGGTGATCGGCCGGTGGGCCGATGGAGTGGACTATAAGACTACTTACTAGCGTATGTCAACACCCTTACGACACAATTTTGGTAGCCCCTGCTGCGTGAAGTAAGCGCTCTTGCGCTTTTGCGTAATCGCGTTTACTATCGTCAAATGGACACCATCAAGATCAGCAAATCCGATGCGATAGCCGCGTACCAGGGTAACGCGAGCGACCTGGCCAGAGCCCTGAAAATCACGCCGCAGGCTATCTACCAGTGGCCGGACGGTCCGATCCCGGAAGTGCATGCTCTGCGGCTGCGCTACGAGCTGCGACCGGATATCTTCGGCGTAGCTCAGAAGGCAGCCTGACATGACCACCTTTCCCGCGACTTCCCCTAGCGCGGGAACCGCTGGCCGCCCCGTGTCCCCTTCACGGCGTGCGGCCAGCACCTATTCCTTCGCGCCGTATCCCCGCGGCGCATCCGGTCGAGTCGCCACAGGGCGCTCAACGCGTTTGGCTCGGTCGGTTTCGTTTACCTAGCCGCCTAACATCGGATTGATCCCCGATGGACAGCCCGAGCCTGCGGGTTGGCGGTGATGGCAACACAGGAATTCCAGGAGACACGATTGAACCGATTCGCCGCGTTCCCCGCCAGCGCCGTCTTCGACAAACGGCTGAGCCCCCGCGACCTGACCGTCCTGGCCGCCATCGGCGTGCACACGGACGAGCACGGCTGGTGCTACCCCTCATTGTCCCGCCTCGGCGAGATCCTGGGCGTGACCCGGCAGGCTGTCCAGAAGTCGGTCCGCGTCCTGGTCGGCAACAGGTATCTCGATGTCCGCCATCGGTATCGCGCAGACGGCTCGCAGGACACGAATGCGATCCACGTGCTCGACGCTCCGATGGAGGGCCGCCTCCCGTGAGTTTCGAAGCGATGACGTGGGCAGTCAAACAGCGACTGCCGTGCACGCAGAAGATGGTCCTGCTGATGCTGGCGAACCGAACGAACCACGACAGCGGTCGCTGCGACCCTTCGATCGAGGCCCTGGCAAAGGACTGTGGGCTCTCGGCACGCACGGTTCAGGCTGTGCTGAAGGAGCTTCAGACCGCAGGCATGCTCAAGGTGATCCTGCGGCGTTCCGGCAAGATCAACAAGCCGAATCACTACCGCCTGAACCTGTCCGTTTCGACCTCAGGGGGTGGTGAAGGAGCTGCACCCCCTGGTGAAGGAGATTCACCAGGGGTGGTGAAGGAGCTGCACCACCCCCCTGGTGAAGCAGCTTCACCACCTGGTGAAGGAGCTGCACCCAAACCAGGAATACAACCAAAAGCTCTAAATCAAAAGAAATACCCCTCTGGGGAAAAACCGCGGAAGCGGGAAACCACGTTCGACGAATGGTCTGCCTCCCTGGGCGACGCTCTCGCGATTCCTGGTGACGATCCGATCTTCGAGTGGGCGACCAAGGCCGGCATCCCGGACGACTTCGTCGATCTGGCGTGGCGCTGGTTCGAGGACCGGTACGCTGGCGACGCGAAGCGCTACGCGGACTGGCGCGCGGTGTTCCGGAACGCCGTGCGCGGCAACTGGGGCAAGCTGTGGTGGACGCAGCCGGGCGGCGCCTACGCCCTGACCACGATCGGCGAGCAGTACCGGCGGGTGCGTGACGCCGAGGCCGCGGAGCATGGCGCGAGGGCCGCGGCATGACCGGCCAGGACGCGATGCAGCTGCCGGCCGCGATCGATGCCGAGCGCTCAGTCCTGGGCGCGCTGATGCTGGACCCGACGGCGATCACGAAGGTCGACTGGCTCGCCGAGTCGGACTTCTTCCGCGCCGATCACCGCGTGATCTTCCGCGCGATCACCGCGCTGGCCGGCCGCGGCCTGCCGTGCGACGCGATCACCCTGGGCGAGTGGTTCGATCGGGAGGGCCTGGCGCAGGAGGCCGGCGGGCGCGCGTATCCGGTCGAGCTGGCGAACAACACGCCGAGCGCTGCGAACGTCGTCGCGTACGCCGACATCGTGGCCGAGCAGTCGCGCAAGCGCCAGGCGATCGACGCCGCGCAGCGGGTGATCGCCGAGGCACTGGACCGCGGCAGGTCTTCGGTCGACGTTGCCGCGGCCGCGATGCAGCGGTTCTCGCAGCTGCCATCGTCGAGGCTGGCCGGCGGCCTGGAGGCGGTGAAGCCGCTGCTGCGCGAGTGGTACAGCGACCTGTTTCGTCGGTACGAGATTGGCGATCGCGTGACTGGCCTGCCGGCGCCATGGCTCAACGTCAACGCGGCGACGCATGGACTGCAGGACGGCGAACTCATCGTGCTGGCTGCCAGGCCGAACATGGGCAAGTCCGTCGCCGGATTCCAACTCGCGATGTGCGCCGCTCTGGTCGGGCATCGCTCCGCAGTGTTCTCCCTCGAGATGACAGCTACGCAGGTGATGCGTCGCTGCGTCTCGGCTCTGGCCGAGGTGCCGCACGAGTGGCTGCTGGCACCATCCGGCGGAGCTGACGCCGAGTTGTACTGGGGTCGGGTGACGCGTGCAATGGAGGGGCTGACGAAGGCGCCGCTGCTGATCGACGACACGCCGCAGCTGACGATCGATCAGATCTGCGCCCGCGCGCGCCGCGCCCACCTGCAGCAGCAGCTGCGCCTGGTGGTCGTCGACCACCTGCACATCATCCGCCGCCCCGGCGAGAACGAGGTGCGCGAGCTGGGCCAGATCAGCGCGGCGCTGAAGGGGCTGGCGAAGGATCTGCGCTGCCCAGTCGTGGCGCTGGCGCAGCTCAACCGGCAACTGACGAGCCGACCGGACAAGCGTCCGATGATGAGCGACCTGCGCGCCTCGGGCGAACTGGAGCAGGATGCCGACGTGATCTTGTTCCTCCACAGGGAGGACTACTACGACCGCAACACGCACCTGCGCGGCGTCGTCGAGATGGAGATCGGCAAGGGTCGCGACGTGCGGACTGGTCAGCGAATCCACCTCGCGAACCGGTTCGACATCATGCGACTGGACGACTGGGTAGGCGATCTGCCTGAGCCGCCCGTCGTAGAGCGGCCGGCGCCGCGGTCCGGACTCAAGAGCCGTGGCTCGCAGTTCGACAGCCAGGCAGCGAGGGCCGGCGAATGAGCCTGCAGCCCGCACAGCGCATCGTCCTGCAACGCGCCGTCGACAAGAACGGCGAGTGCATCCGCGGCGTCAACCGGCCGGCGCAGCTGCAGCGGCTGGCGAAGTTCGCCGAGGCACTGCCGCTCGATCGCGGATGGGCCTTCGAGGTAACCGAGGCGCGCCGGCAGCGGTCGCTCGAACAGAACGCCTACCTCTGGGGCGTGGTGTACGCGACGCTCGAGCGTGAGACCGGCCAGCCATCGGCCGACTGGCACGAATTCTGGCTGGGCGAGTTCTTCGGCTGGGACACGCTGGAGCTGTTCGGCCGCAAGCGCCTCAAGCCCAAGCGCCGCAGCTCGCGGCTGACCACCGTCGAGTTCGCCGATTACGTCGACTTCATCCTGCGCCGCGCGGCGGAACAGGGCATCTACATCCCCGGCCCGAACGAACAACTCGGAGTAGCCGCATGACCTTCCGCCTGACCCTCGGCGTCGATCCCGGACAGACCGGTGCCGTCGCAGTACTCACCGATGGCGTGCTCGATCGCTTCATCGACATGCCGACTACGCCACGCCGTGCCGGCGGACACCAAATCAACGCCGCGGCCCTCGCCGACGCGCTGCGCTCCGTGCTGCGCGATCATCCCGGCGCCTACGCGCTGGCCGTGCTCGAACAGGTGCACGCGATGCCGAAGCAGGGAGGATCGAGCGGCTTTCGGTTCGGGCAGGCCGACGGCGTGGTGCGCGGCGTGCTCGGTGCACTTGGGATCGGGTACATCGAGGTGCCGCCGCAGATGTGGAAGCGGCACCTGCGCCTCACCGGGTGCGACAAGGACGCGGCGCGCACGCTGGCGATCCAGCGATTCCCCGGCGCAGCGATGCAGCTGACGCGGAAGAAGGACGTGGGCCGCGCCGACGCGCTGCTGATCGCGCTGTGGGCGGAGGCCACCGAGCAAGTGGCGGTGGCCGCATGATCCACATCGGAGACTGTCGCGACATCCTACCGACGCTGCCGGCCGAGTCGGTGCAGTGCTGCGTCACGAGCCCGCCGTACTTCGGCCTGCGCGACTACGGCGTCGACGGGCAGATGGGACTCGAGCCGACGCCGGACGAGTTCATTGACGGCATGGTCGCGGTGTTCCGCGAGGTGCGCCGCATCCTGAAGCCTGACGGCACGCTGTGGCTCAACATCGGGGACAGCTACGCGCAGGGACACGGCGGCAGCTCGACAATGGGTGGCGGCGTGAATCTGCGTAAAGCGGCGCGCGGTGCTCACGAGTCGAAGGCTCGCGAAGGTATCGACGTTGCAGGCTGGAGCAATCGCGACAAGTCGATCCGCAACATCGTGCCCGGGACCAAGCCCAAGGACCTGATGGGCATTCCGTGGATGTTCGCCTTCGCGCTTCGGGCGGACGGGGCGGCGTCACCCGCGCATATGCGTGACATCGAGCGCATCATCGCCGCTGTCACGGATAGCTACGACAGCCGCGCAGAATGGCCGGACCGCCTTGCCGCCGAGGTCGAGCGGCTGGAACGCGAGCACATCGACGCAAATCGGGGCGGCTGGTACCTGCGCCAGGACATCATCTGGGCGAAGCCAAACCCGATGCCAGAGAGCGTCACGGACCGGTGCACCAAGGCGCACGAGTATCTGTTCCTGCTGTCGAAGTCGCCGCGGTACTACTTCGACGCCGAGGCGATCAGCGAGGAGGCCAACCTCACCGGCAAAGGAAACGCGAACGGGTTTCGTGGCGGCGCCTACTGCGGCGGCTCTGCATTCGAGAATGGCGGTCAGGGTGGCAAGCGCACTCAATCCGGCAACAGCAGCCGCTATAGCTTCGCGCGTGAGACCAAGCAGAGCGCTGGCGAACACGGGCAGAAGCCGCAGCATCGCCCGGACCGCGAGGACGTCGAGTACAGCGGCCGGCGCAACAAGCGCAGCGTCTGGACGGTCGCGACACAGCCATTCCGCGAGGCGCACTTCGCGACATTCCCACCGGCGCTGATCCAGCCCTGCATCCTCGCCGGCAGCCGCCCGGGCGATGTCGTGCTCGACCCGTTCCTGGGCGCCGGCACGACCGCGCTTGTCTGCGAGCAGCTCGGCCGGCAGTGGGTCGGCTGCGAGCTCAACCCCGAGTACGCCGAGATCGCGCGCAGGCGCATCGCCGCGGTGCAGCCCGGCCTTGCACTTGGTACGGCAGCATGAGCCGTGCGCGCACCAGCCAATGCCGATGCGCTCTGGTACGCAGTGCAGATCCAGCGCGACCGACAGCCACGCGATTGGCCGGCAGCACTCGCCTCTGTGCCGGAGCAGCACAGGCCAGCGGCAGAGGAATACCTGCGCAGCATGGCGCAGCGAATTCGCTATCTGCGGAGCCTGCGCGGTGACCGAGCACACCCGTCCTGAGCTGGCCGCCGAGCGACGCATCTGTGGCCGCATCCGCGCGCATATCCTCCGCGACCCGTGCGCGCACTGCGTCCACCGCGTCGAAGGCTGGGGAGCCGCAGCCTGCTCCCTCGTCGGCCGGCGCTATCCGCTGTGCATGACCGATCGACGCCCGCTGCAATTCCAACTCGACGAAACAACGATCAGGAGATCGACATGATCGACACCCTGACGCGAGCGCAGATCGCCTCGCTCAGCGACGACGACCTGCGCGCATTGAGCCGGGCGAACAACGCTCTGGCCGCGCGACTACAGCGCGAGGTAGCCCGGTACCAGCGGCAGCGCGTGCAGATCGAGCGCGAGCGCAAGACGCGCCGCCGCGCGTGGCGTGAGGCGCGATCATGAGCACCGCCGAAGACCGCCGCTGGTTCGCCGCTGTCGCCAGCCTGGGCGCCTGCGTCCTGTGCCGGCAGCCCGGCGTGCAGGTCTCGCACAGCAACCTGCATCGCGGGCTGTCGCGCAAGTCGGCGCCGTGGATGACCGCAGCGCTGTGCCCGGCCTGCCATCACGAGATCGACTCTGGCCGCACGCTGGAGCGAACCGACCGCCGGGAGCTGCACGCTCGGGCGATCAACATGACCCATGACGCATTGATCCGAGCCGGGAGGCTGAGACTGGTATGAGCGACAAGGCCAACAAGGCGAAGCCGATCGCCGAGCGCATTGCGGCGCTGATGGGGAAATCGGCGTTCCGGGACATCAGGGAGGGTTTCGGTGGCTCGGCTCCCGCGCTGACCGACCAGGACGTTGCCGCCGCCCTGGGCGCGGTGCAGCGCCAGCACGGCGAGCTGATGGTGCAGGCGCTGGAGACCTTCTACGGATCGACGCTGATGCACGAGGTCGCGCTTCGGAGGGCTTGGGATCGCCGGACTGACGGCCGAGCTTATGCTGAGGTCGTGCTCTCTCGCATGGGCTGCGCGCTGGCCGTCAGGCAGTTCGCGGGTGCGGACTACCCGCAGGCGCAGATCAGCGACTACGCGTGGCTGATTCGCGTGCGGCGCGAGGACCTGCAGGCGGCGATCTCGTACGCGGAGGACTGGCTCGATGCGATGATGATGGAGGGACGCCGAGCGCTCGTCGAACAGCTCCGCGGCGCTCCGATTCCAGAGGCCGCTTGACGGGACTGGAAAACCCCCTCAAAATCCTAGCGTCCATAATTGCCCGCTGCGGAAACGCACGCGGGCATTTTCGTTTCTGGGGCCGCCATCGTGCGGCCTTTCCCGTTGCCGGAGACCGATCATGCGCAAGACGATGTACGTCTACCGGTCCGCAGTGACCGGCAAGTTCGTCTCGCGCGCCTGGGCGGACCTCAACCCCGACACGACTATTCGCCAGCGCGTGCGCTACTGCAACCCTCGGTCTGCTTGATGGACTTAATGAGCATCATCACCGGCATTCTGGTGCCGGTCGTCGTCGGCATCCTGGGTTGGGCAGGGCGGATGCAAAAGGCGATCTCGGACCTGCGGGTGCACATCGCCGAGAGCTACACGAGCCAGGAGGCGATGAAAGAGGTGGTCGCCCCTTTGCGCCGGCAGATCGACAACATGCAGGGCGTGCTCTACCAGATCGCCGCCAAGCTCAACATCAACGCACACAGGGCGCGCGACGAAGATGATTGATAGGGGAGACGCTGAGGCATTCCAGCGGTCCGTGGAGCAGCTTGCGCAGGCGCTGGAGGTCACGAATGCGCGCCTCGGCGGCGGAAACTCGACAGTGCGGATCGACGCAGGCGGCGTCGGCGTCTGGGCGGCCACCACGGCCTGCATCTGCACGCTGATGCTGACGGCCATGGCCTGTATCGCAGGCTCTGTCTGGATCGGCAGCGAGCTTTCCGAACTCAAGCGCGTACAGGCGACGCAGCAGGACTACATCAACGCCATCTACCGCGACAGCCAGTCGGGAGCGAGCAAATGAGCACTGTGGTCATCATCACGCGGCCGCGCAAGCCGCCGCAGACGGGCACACAGACGGTCACGGTCACGGTCACGATCGAGGGCGCCGAGGAAGGCGACTCGGTGACGGCCATCCTGGATGCAGCGTCGCTCAAGGCCGGCTCGGACGGCCCGTATCAGATCGGCGGCGCCGGCTGACCCATGAGCAAGGGTCGGATCGCCGCTGCCATCCTCGGTGCGGCGACGGCCCTGGCTGCGCCCGTCATCGCGTACTACGAGGGCACTCACCCGACGACGTACGTCGATCCGGTGGGCATCCTGACGGCCTGCACGGGCCATACGGGCGCGGACGTGCACCGTGGCGTCACGTACAGCGCCGAGCAGTGCGCCCGGTGGCTGGATGCCGACATGCGCGAGGCAGCGGCGGCCGTGGAGCGCTGCATCGGCGTGGAGCTGACGGCAGCGCAGGTAGCTGCGCTGATCTCGTTCACGTTCAACGTCGGCGCCCGAGCGCTGTGCAGTTCGACGCTCGCGCGCCTCGCGAACGCCGGTGCGGCGGCTGCCGTATGGTGCCAGCAGCTGCTGCTCTGGACGAAGGCCCGCAAGGCTGGCGTGCTGATCGAGCTGCCCGGCTTGGTCAAGCGCCGGCAGGCCGAGTACCGCATGTGCATGGGGCAGATTAGTGGGACCTGACGAGCGTTCTGCCCGGCGAGCAGCGTGGTTCACGCTGGCCTGGTGCCTGACGTTCTGGGTTGCGGCGGCTGTTGCGCTTTCGCAACAAATTACTGCGAATTACTGAGGATTGGTGATGGCTGAGCTGCTTGCGATCGGGAACACCACGGCCGCCTCGGCGGACATCGTCGTGACGGACCCGGTGACCGTGTTCCTCAAGGGGGACGCCCCGCCGCTGGTGCCGGATGGCGCCTGCATCGCGATCCAGGCCAAGACCGCCGCCGGCACCTACTTCACCGTGGCGAGCATGGACTACAAGACGCCCGGCCAGGTCATCCAGGGGCCGGGCACGTACCGGGTGCAGCGCGTGGCCCCCAGCGTGCGCGTGGGTGTGGAGCAGGGTTGATGAGCGCCTGCAGCGTCGCCCGGCCGGTCGTTGCTCCTGTAGCGACTGCGGTAGTGGGCTGCGCGCTGCGCTCAGGCGGTCCGGCTCCTGACCCATTCATCGTCGGGGATAGCGGCTCAGGTGGTGCGGGCAACTGGCCTGCTGACGCGAATCGCGGCCTGGGCGCACCGTTCACGCCGCTGCGTGCCGGCACGATGCTGCTAGCACACATGCGGACCAACTCCGCGAGCGCTGGCGGTAACCGGTACCGGCTGTACGTGTACGCCGCAGACGGTGCTGGTGCCCCGATCGGTGGCGTGGCTCGCCCCGGCACGCTGATCGCCGTGAGCGCGCCGAGCGCCATCGTGGCTGCTGGTGCGCAGGACGTGCAGATGGCGATCAGTGGCGCGATGCCAGCGACGCCGGTGTGGATCTTCACGGGGTCGGACGGCACTGGCTCCGGTGGCGGCTCGGAGCAGGACTCCGGCGGCACCAACGCGGCGCAGACGATCATGCTCAACGGCATCCTGTCGTTCGCGTCGCCGCCTGCGACGTGCCCGGCCTGGCCCGGGTCTCCGGGGCCGTACAGCAACGTGCCGAGCGCGTGGGTCGATTGTGCGTAACCGTGGCCCATACCGGAAGCGAGCAGTGAGCGAGGCCAAGAGCATCATCCATTTCGGCGTGCGGCTCCGCGCTCCGGGCCCGAGCCAGTACATCAGCACCGGCAAGATCACGGGCGACGAGCTGGCAGGCCTGGCGCAGCTGCAGGATCTGATGCTGCGTGAGATCGCACAGGGGCACGAGGTCGTGATCTGGCGTGCCAAGCCGCACGCCGCAGCGTCAATCGTTAGGTCGAAGGCTGCGGCGTGAACATGCTGACCTCACTCCTCGCCGCCGCCTGCCTCCTGCTCGGCGCCGGCTGGTGGGTTGAGCGCAGCGGATGGGAAGTCGCTCAGGCTGGCTACCACGCAGCCCTGGCCCAGCGCGCCGCACAGGTGGAGAAGGCCAACGCAGACGCCCTGCTCGCAGCCGCAGAGCGCGACGCAGCGGCATCGGAGGTTGTGCGCTTGGCTCACATCGCCAGCGCAGCGCAGATGGCCGCAACGATCAATGAGGGCAAAGCACGTGCCGAACGCATCCGCACCGTCACGAGGACGGTGGAAATACCTGCTGCCTGCCCTGTCGGTCTGCCTGACAGCGTGCGCAGCGACCTCGCCGAGGCCGTGTCCGCAGCCCAGGCCGCCGGTCGTCGATTGCGCGCAGGGTCTGGCGCCGGAGATACCGCCCGTGCCGGCTGACTGGATGCGCGATGGCCCGGCCTGGGCCGCTGATGTGCTGGCCGTGCTGACGGCTGAGCGTGAGCTGCGGGCTGGTGAGCGTGAGTGCATGGAGGCGCTGCGTGCGCGCGGGGTGATCCGTTGACAGCCTCGTCTACCTCGGTAGCCGAGTACGGCGCTACGGCGCCGGCCTATTGTGCGTGGAGTGATCCGATGATCTGTCAATCGATCTCGGCGAGACGTCAATCGATTCCTCCAATCTGTCAAGGATTGCTTGACAGATTGGAGGAGAGAATCTGAGCAACTGACATGCCCGATTGGAATCCCTTCGTGCGGCTTGGAGAGGGCCTGCGAAACGCGGCTGCGCATCCGTTTCAGACGGCAGCGCGCGTCGGCGGAAACATGCTGTATCCCGGCGCTGGTCTCGCGCTCGGCGCGCTGTTTGACCGGTACAACCAAGGCCGCACCGCCGACGCATTGAGCGACGCTCAGGGGCGCTTTGGCGATCAGGTCTCCGCTGGTAATCCATGGGGCATCGGCGGCCCGCTCGCTGCTGCTGGCGGCGGATCAGGCGGCATGCCCGGCATCACCGGCCCGTGGTCAGGCGGCAACACCGGTCGATCGCCGCTGATGGACTACCTCGGCCTGGGCGATTGGGGCGACATGGGCGGCCAGGACAACAGCAACGGTCTGCCGGGCATCACCTCGCCCTGGGCAGGTGGAGGCGCTGCGGGCTCCGGCAGCGCTGGAGGTGGTGCCCGGCCCTCGTTCGGAGGCCCGTTCACGGGCTTCGGCTCGATCGGGCAGGGTGGCGGCGCAACGGCGACCAACGCCGGCAATTGGGGGTCGTACTCGGGCCTGGGCTCGATGAACCCCACAGGCGGCACAACCGCGGACGGGCAGCTGCTCGCCGCGTATCTCGGCATGAATCTCACACGGTAGGAGACACGACATGATCGCAGGTGACGGCCCGCTGCTGGGCCTGGTGAAGGGCGTCAACGGTGCCGCGCTCGGCAATACGCGCATCGCGATCGAGGCGACGAACTACATCGTCGATTCGATCCTGTTCGTCAACGCGTCGGTGACGCCGGTGCTGGCCCAGGCGGCCATCCGCACGGCCGACAACGGCGGCGGCTCGGCGATCGTCGCCGCGGCGGTCATGACGTCGCTGACGGCGCCGGAGATCTTCTCGTCGCGCACGCTGGCCGCGCCGGCCACGACCTCGGTGCTCAACGCGGACAGCCTCTACGTGCAGGTGACGGTGGCGAACGCTGCGGCGCTCACGTTCGACGTCTACGTCTACGGCCGGCCGGTGACGCCGTAACGCTATGGCAGCACCGAAAGGCACGCGCCCCCCCGCAGCCGGCATGGGGCGCCCGAAAGGCGCATTGAACAAGACGACGAAGGCGTTCCGCACGGCTCTGATGGAGTCGTTCGAGAACAACGGCGGCGTGAACTGGCTGACGAAGTGGGGCAAGGAAAACCCCACGGACTTCTTCAAGCTGATGGGTCGTCTCATCCCGGTGCAGGTCGAGGGAACGCTGAACCTGCAGGGCGCGAAGGAATTAGGGGACGATGAGCTTGCAGCCATCGCCGTCGGAAGCAGCGCAGGAGCTGCTCGATCGGCGCGCAGCACGCGCGACGTTCACTGAGTACTGCCGGTACGTCGCTCCCGAAGAGCCGCCAGACCGCCACCACGACCTGCTGTGCCGCGCCCTGGACAAGGTCGCGTCCGGCGAGCTGAAGCGGCTGATGATCTTCATGCCGCCCGGCTGCGCGAAGTCGACGTACGCCACGGTTCGCTTCCCGGCCTACTACCTGGGCCGGAACAAGCAGCACGGCGTGATCACGGCCTCGCACACGGACGAGCTGGCGAAGCACTTCGGCGGCAAGGTGCGCAACCTGATCGCCGGCCAGCTCGCGCGCAACGTGTTCGGTCTGAAACTGACCCAGGACACGCGCGCGAAGGACGAATGGAACACCGAGGACGGCGGGTTCTACCTGTCGGCCGGCGTGGGCGGCGCGATCGCCGGCCGCCGCGGCGACCTGCTGATCGCCGATGACCTGATCAAGGGCCGGCAGGCGGCCGACAGCGTGCCGGAGCGCAATCGGGTCTGGAACTGGTGGGTGGCCGACTTCCGCAGCCGCGGAAAGAAGGGCTACTCGATGGTCCTGATCATGACGCGGTGGCATGAGGACGACGTCGCCGGGCGCATCCTGCCGGAGACGTGGAACGGCGAGTCCGGGCCGGTGGTCGACCGCAACGGTGAGACCTGGGAGGTCATCTGCCTTCCTGCGAAGGCGCGAGAGGACGACATGCTCGGCCGCGCGCCGGGCGAGTACCTGTGGCCCGAGTACTTCGACCGCGAGCACTGGTCGATGGCCGAGGTGATCCAGGGTCCGCGCAACTGGATGAGCCTGTACCAGCAGGTACCGAGCACGGAAGACGGTCTGCACTTCAAGCGGGAGTGGATCAGGCACTACACGCAGCTGCCGGACCAGCTGACCTACTACATGTCCGGCGACTACGCGGTGACGGACGACGACGGCGACTTCACCGAGATCGCCGTCTGGGGCGTGGACAGCGCTCGGAACGTGTACGTCGTCGACTGGTGGAGCGGCCAGAAGACCGCCGACGTGTGGTGCGGCGAGCTGCTGGACCGCGCTAAGCGCTGGAGGGCTGTACGCCATGCCGGCGAGTCTGGCGTGATCCGCCGGGCGGTCGAACCGATGCTGCGCGCGATGATGAAGGACCGCGGCGTCTTCATCGCGTGCGAGTGGACGGCGACCAGCACGAACAAGGTGGCCGAGTCGGCGACGTTCCAGGGCCTATGCGCCGCGGGACACGTCTACTGGCCACATACCAGCTGGGCCGAGGAAGTGATCGACCAGCTGATGCGATTCCCGGCGGGCCGGCGCGACGACAAGGTCGACGCCTGCTCGCGCTTCGGCAACTTCATCCACAAGACCTGGAAGCCGCCGGCTGCGGCGCCGCCGCAACCCAAACCGGAACACCCGACGATCGCCGAAATGATGGCGGCCGATGTGGTGCGTGACGACTACTGAGGAACCGATGGCCGAGACGAAGCCGGACACGCTGCGCGAAACATGGATGAACCGCCTCGAGCGCGAATCCAAGGCGCACAAGGCGTTCCGCGACGAGGCGGCGCGCGCGGAGAAGGAGTGGGCGGCGCGCGCGGACGTGTCTTCCGGCGGCGGCGAAGAGACGGACGACATGAAGCGCCGGAAGATCCTGCCGGCGTTCTGGTCGACCGTGAACGTCACGCACGCCGCGCTGTTCTCGCGCCTGCCGCGGCCGGACGTGCGAAAGCGGAACGTGGACGTGCAGGCGCCGACCGACCGGCAGATTGCGATGGTCGTCGAGCGTGGTTTGACCTTCACGATGGACACCACGGCGTTCGACCGCTCCAGCCACATGTCGGTCGACGACTACCTGATCGCCGGCCTGGGCCATGCGAAGGTCGAGATGCACATCGAGACCGGAGAGGCACCGGTCACGAACCCGCTGACGGGGGCGCCGGTGCTGGGCGATGACGGCGAGCCTGTGATGAAGGAGGTCGTGACGAATCGCTGGCTCGAGATGGTGCACGTCTACCACAGCCGGTTCCGCTGGGAGCCGTGTGCGTCGTGGGAGCAGTGCTCCTGGATCTGCTACGACCACTACATGGGCAAGCAGGAGTTCGAGCGCCAGTTCAAGGTCGAGCTGCCAGCGCGCGGTACCGTGCAGGGCAGCTCCGACAGTGGGAGCGGCGCGTCGAAGCTCTCGGCCGAGAAGTACGAGCAGCAGCTGTGCGTGCACGAGATATGGGATCGCAACACGCGCCGAGTCATCTTCCTCTCGCCCGACTACCCGGACACGCTCGAGGTCCGCGACGACCCGCTGGGCCTGAAGGGGTTCTTCCCCGGCCCGCGCCCGATGTTCGCGAACCTGTCGCGGAAAGAGGTCGTGCCGCGGCCGGACTTCACCTACATCCGCGACCTGCTCTGGCTGATCAACGCCTACACGTCGCGGATCACGAACCTGACGCGCCAGGTGAAGGACGTCGGCTTCTACGACGCGGCGTTCGGCGAGCTGGCGAAGCTGACCAATGCGCCGGACGGCACGCGCATCCCGATCCCGCAGCTGCTCGAGCGGCTGAACGCGGTCGGCGAGAAGGCGACGATGGATGCCGTCGTGGTGCTGCTGGACAACCTGCCGAAGGTGCAGGTGATCGCCGCGCTGATGGAGCAGCGCGAGCAGGTGAAAGCCCAGCTCGACGAAATGATCGGCATCAGCGACATCACACGCGGCTCGACGAATCCGAACGAGACCGCGACGGCGCAGGGCATCAAGAACCAGTGGGCGAACGTCCGGCTGGCGCCGAAGCTCGATCAGATCTCGAAGTTCTTCCGGGACGTGTTCCGCATCATGGCCGAGCTGCTGTGCGAGCGGTTCGAGCCGGAGTTCCTGCGGGAAATGACGGGCATCGAGGTGACGCCCGACATGCTGCAGGTGATGCGCAGCGACCTCCTGCGCGCGTTCGCGATCGACGTGGAGACCGATTCCACGATCGCTCAGGACGACGTGCTCGAGCGCGAGCAGCGTGCCGAGACGGCCAAGGTTGTGAGCGACATGCTCCAGACTCTGTTGCCGGCGATGCAGGCCGGCCAGATACCGGCCGAGATGGCGAAGCAGCTGATGCTGTTCACGATCCGGTCCACGAAGCACGGCCGCGAGTTCGAGGACGCGATCAATGCGCTGCCAGACAACGCACAGCAGCTGCAGCAGCTCAACCAGGCCGCCCAGCAGCTCCAGGCGCAACTGCAGGAGGCGCAGCAGCAGCTCGCGCAGGTGAATGCCGGCGAAGAGCAGCGCGCGAACGTCAAGACGCAGACCGATGCGACCGAGAAGATGGCCTCGGCGCAGCGGCAGATGGCCGAAGCCGAGCGCATCCGCCGCGAGCCGGTCCAGCCGCCGCTGGTGGCCGTGCCGTGATCGCGTTCGGCGAGGAATACCGGCCGTACATCGAGCGGCGCATCGGCGCGCGTCTGCCGGCCGATACCCAGTTCATCGCGAACACGCACCCGATCGGCGTCGCGGCGTTCGAGCGCTGGAACGGCAGCGACGTCGAGGCGCACTTCGCCGGTGAGCGCGGGTTCCTCACGCGCGGGTTTCTGAGGACGCTGGCGCGGTACGTGTTCGAACAGCTCGGCTGCGATCGCGTCTCGGGCCGCGTCCCGGTCTCGCGTCGCGATTCGCTGGTCACCGCCGGCCGGATCGGTTTCATCCCCGAGGGCTACATCCGTCGGGCACACAAGGGTGAGGACTTCGTCCTCGTGGGCATGCTGAAAGAGGATTGCCGCTGGCTATGAGCACGGGCAGCACGAAACCGCCGAAGGCGCCGGACCCTGAAGTCCTGTTCCGCCTCAACAACCTGACCAACCGCGTCAACCAGTCCACCCCGTTCGGTTCGACCGCCTGGAGCGAGGACGCGGATGGCCGCGCGACGCAGACCACGAGCCTGTCGCCGCAGATGCAGGCCGCCGTGGACCGCGCATTCGCCTTGTCGGCGATGCCGATGGAGCGCGCCGAGGGCTTCCAGATCGATCCCTACGTCGGCCAGATCGGCGCAGGCATCGCGGGTCGTGTCGGAGAGCGCTACGGCGTCCCGGCAGGCAGCAAGGGCGGCACGCAGCCGCTACCTCCGCCGACCGGCAACACCCTGACCACCTCCCGCACGCCCCGAGGCTAACATGGCCGCTCTGATGCGCCGCCCGATCGAACCGACCCTGGGCACGAACCCGCAGCAGCGCGCGCGCATGGCGCCGCCGCAGACCACGCAGCCGATCAGCGGCAACTCGTTCCAGCAGATGCCGTCGTTCGGTGGCGCGCCGGGCGGAAGCCGCATCCAGCCGGCCGCGCCCGGCGCCACGATCGGTCAGGCGCCGCGCCTGGGCGCCGCAGGTCCGCCCCTCGGCACCGTGCCGTCCGGCAATACCCTGCGGCAGAACCTGCCGCCCCAGGCGCTGCTGGCGCTCGCACGCGGCCATCAGACGACGCAGCCGACGGGTCCGTCCTTCGGTACCGCGGCGCCGACCTCATCGCCGATGTCCATGCCGAGCGCAATGGGCGCGACCGCGGCGTTCACGCCGAGCAATCCGATGTCGATCCCGACCGCCTCGGCGACCGGAGGCGGCATGACCGCGGCGCCCCCGACGATGCCCGGAAACGCGCAGACGATCCCGGGCGGCTCGCTGCCGGTGATCCCCGCGCCGAGCACGACCACGCCGGCCGCGTCTGGCCCGGCCACGCCCAGCACCACGACGACCAGCGCGCCCGGACAGGCGCAGCCGAACACCGGCCGGCCGATGGTGACGGCGCAGATGCCGCAGGCCGGCCAGGGCGGCAGCAACACCAGCACGCTGGATTCCTGGCTGCTCAACACCGGCGGCATCTCGCCGTTCAACGTGTCGGCGAATCCGGCCGACATGTCGCCGTTCCAGAGCTTCATCGATCAGGCCTACGCCGCGCAGACGCGCAACCTCGACCCGCAGTGGCAGCAGGCCGATCGCGACTTCGCGCAGCAGATGGTCAACCAGGGCCTGGCGCCAGGCACCGAGGCGTACGACAACGCCCGCGCGAACTTCGACCGTGCACGCACCGACGCCTACACGCAGGCGCGCACCGCGGCGTCGGGCATCGGCGCTCAGATGCAGAACCAGATCTTCGGCCAGGGGCTGGCGCAGTCGGGCCTTCTGTCCGAGCTGCTGCGCGCGCGCGAGGCTGGCGACGTCTCCCGGTACGGCTCCCGCCTGGGCGCCGAGGCATCCATTGCCGGCGCCAACGCCGCGGCCGGCGCATCACAGGCGAACGCAGCGATGGCAGCTCAGACCGCAGCAAACAGCCTCGCGTACCAGCGCGAGCAGGGCGATTTCTCGAACCTGATGTCCCTCCTGGGCCTGGGCATGTCGGCGCAGGGCATGAACAACGCCGCGGCCGGCCAGAACAACTCCGCGCTGGCGCAGCTCTTCGGGATGAACTCCGGCCTGTTCGGGATGATCCCGCAGGGCGGCGGCTCGCAGATCGACGTCACAAGCCCGTACATGAACCAGTATCAGGGCCAGTGGAACAACGCGATGTACAACCAGCAGAACCAGAACGCGAACATCCAGAACATGCTGGCGCTGTTCGGGTCTCTCTACGGCGGTGGAGGCTGATCCATGTCCGTGCCCCCGATGGCGCTGCAGCAGCTCCTGTTCCAGCGCGAGGACGAGCAGCGGCGGCTGCAGCAGGCTCAGCAGATGATGCAGGCCGGCTTCACGCCGGCTGGTGGTGGCAACGGCGTGCTGGCCGCGCTGTCTGGCCTGGGCCAGATCATCGCCGGCAAGCGCGCGCGCGGCGAGGCGCAGGGCCGGCTGGACGAGAACCTGCAGGCCATCTTCGCCGAGCAGAACCGCGCGGCCGAGGCGCAGGCGCAGGCCGAGGCGCGCAAGCGCCAGGAGCAGTTCGACGACGCGGTTCGCCTGTACAGCGAGAAAGCGCGGATCGAGCGCGAGAACCGGCCGCCGGAGAAAGTCGGCTTCGAGGAGCGCCTGTTCGGCGCGCTGCCAGAAAACCTGCGCGGTCAGGCCGCGCTGAACAAGTTCGGGCTCGGTCCGAAGGAGGGGCGCCAGCCGAGCGCCTCCGATTTCGATCTGGTGCAGACCGCAAATGGTCTCGTGCGCGTCAACAAGTTGACCGGTCAGGCCACCCCGATTGCTGGAAGCGATGGCTCGTCCATCGTGCCAGTGAAGCCCGGAAGCGGAGGCAACGCCGGAATCCCCGTGACCGCCCTCAAGTTGCAGCAGGCCGAGATCGACCGCATCAACGCCGCGAGCAACATCAACGCGGAGCTGGATGGCATCCGTCAGCGTATCGAGGGCGGGAAGCTCGATCTCGGTCCGGCTGCGAACCTCGGAAGCAGGGCGCTCAACGCCATCGGCATGAGTACCGAGGGTTCACGCAATTTCGCCTCGATGCAGTCGACGCTCGAGAAGATTCGCAACGAATCACTGCGCCTGAACGCTGGTGTACAGACGGAAGGTGACGCGCAGCGCGCATGGAACGAGCTGGTCACCAACATCAATGATCCGGAACTGGTGAAGCAGCGCCTGGCCGAAATCAGCCAGATCAACCAGCGCGCCATAGATCAGCGCATGGCGAACGTCGATGCGATCCGGGCGAACTTCGGCGCCGATCCGTATCAGTTCCAGCAGCAGGCGCCGCAAGCAGCCACTACTGCACCAACCCAGACCGCGATCAACCCTCAGACCGGCCAGCGCATCGGCCTCGTCAACGGCCAGTGGGTTCCGCTCTAATGGCTTCGCCTCCGCTGCCGCCCGGATTCGTGCTCGAACAGAGCGCTTCGCAATCTGGCGCTCCCGCGCTGCCGCCTGGGTTCCAGCTCGAACAGCCAGAAGCGCCCGCCGAGCAGCCGGGCCTGATCTCGCAGATCGGCCGCCAGGCAGGACTGGCCGGACGGTATGCACTGGAAGGCGCCGGCAATCTTGCCGGCATTGTCACGGACCCGTTCGGCCAGTTCCTTCCGGGCTACCAGCGCACTGGAGAAGCCGCTTCGTCCCTGGCCGACACGATCGGGCTGCCGCGTCCGCAGGGCGGCCTGGAGGAAGGCGTAGGTGCTGCCTCGCGCGCTCTGACCGGCACTGCGCTGACCGCTGGCGCCGGCCTCGCTGCTGGCGCGCCAGCGCTCGCCGCCCAGCCGGGTTTGCAGGCTGCCAGCTCGGTCACCGGCGGCGGCGCGGCTGATATCGCTCGGCAGAACGGATACGGCGGCTTCGGCCAATTCGCCGCTGGCGTTCTTGGGTCGCTCGCTCCAGCCACTGCATCAGGCGGCGCAATGGCCTTGCGAGGCGCTATCCGCGGCGGCGAGGAAGGACGTCAGCTGATGCAGCAGAACATCGACAATTTCGCTGCAGCAGGAACGACCCCAACAGTTGGTCAGGCTTCACAGGGAAGACTTGCCCAGGCTACGGAGACCCTGCTGTCGCGCGTGCCTGGCGGCGCTGGCCGCATGGCCGACAAGGCGGCGCGCCAGTCCGACGAGATCGGGGCTCAGGTTGGGGCGTACGCCGATTCGCTGGCGCCGGGAGCGAACCCGGCCACGGCCGGTCGCGCGATCGAACGCGGCATCACCGGTGCCGGCGGCTTCGTGGACCGCCTCAAGTCGCAGGCGCGCAAGCTGTATGACGCAGTCGACGAGCACATGCCCGGTCAGACCGCGGTGCCGCTGAACGCGACGCGTCAGTACCTCGGCAAGGTGACCACGCCTACGCCGGGCGCCGAGGCGACGAGTGCGATCCTGGCGAACCCGAAGCTGGCGCAGATCGCCGGTGCGCTCGACAGCGACATGCAGAAGGCGATCGCCAGCGGCGCCACGACTGGGCAACTTCCGTACGAGGCCGTGAAGTCGCTGCGCACGCGCGTCGGCGAGATGATCGCCGATGCCGGCCTGGTCAGCGACGTGCCGAAGGCGCAGCTCAAGCAGCTCTACGGCGCGCTGTCGCAGGACATCCGCAACCAGGCGTCGAAGAACCCGCAGGCATATGCCGCGACGAACCGCGCCGAGAACTACTACCGCGCTGGCATGGACCGCCTGGAGCGCGTCGAGTCCGTCGTGGACAAGGCCGGCGGTCCGGAGAAGGTGTTCGCCGCAGCGATGAGCGGCACGCGCGAGGGCGCAACCACCTTGCGCTCGGTGATGCAGAGCCTCAAGAAGGACGAGGCGAACATGGTCTCGTCGGCCGTGATCCGCCGCATGGGCCGCGCACGTCCGAGCGCCCAGGATGATGTCGGCGAGGCGTTCAGCACCGAGACGTTCCTGACGAACTGGAACAGCCTCAGCCCGCAAGCCAAGAACACCCTGTTCGACCGCATGGGGCCGGACTTTCGCGCCAACATGGACCGGATCGCAAAAGCCACATCGAACGTAAGGGCTGGCGGCGAGGTGTTCCGCGCGCCGTCCGGAACCCCGCAGGGCGCCGCACAGATCGCGACTGCGACCGCATTCGTCATGAACCTGCTCAGCGGAAACATGGCCGCTGTCGGCGGAATAGCTGCTGCGGTCGCTGGCGCGAATCTGGGCGCACGCCTGATGACGAATCCGAAGTTCGTGCAATGGGCCGCACGCCAGACGCAGGCACCGGTCGGCGCTCTGAGAGGGCAGATTGGATGGCTGGTCGATCAGGGGCGCAAGGACGGCGACGAAGATCTGACCGAGGCCGCACAGTTGATCGGCCAATCGCTGCAGTGAGGAACTGATGCCCATCTACACCTACGCCTGCTCCTGCGGTCACGCAGCCGAGCAGTTCAACCGCGTGGACGATCGCCACACGCACGCGCCGGAGCACTGCGGCGAGCGCATGGCGATCCGCCTGCACGCGCCGATGATCGCCGTGCAGGCCGAGGTCTGCGGCCGCTCACCGGTTGACGGCACCGTGATCACGTCGCGGCGCGCGCGCATCGAGCACATGAAGCGCAACGGTCTGCAGGAAGCGCTGCCGGCCGCTGAGGTGATTGCCGGCGAGCAGAAGAAGTGGTCGGCGAACAAGGCGCTGGCCGACCAGCTGCCGAAGCTCCCGGAGCCGTTGAAGGAGCAGATGTACCGCGAGGCGGCATAGCCTCAGCGCATCCCCCGCCGGTATCGACGAAGGCCGCCCATCGAGGCGGCCTTTTTGTTGCCCGGCTTCCACGAGGACGAGCATGAACATCGAGAACGACACCATCGACGCCGGCCTGGAAGCGGCTCCCGATCAGCCGATGTCGCTGGCCGAGGCCGCGGCGAAGGCGCACGCGGAACTGAGCGCGGCGGACGCCGGCAGCGATACCGCGGCAGCCGCGCCGGCCGCAGATGCGCCGAAGCCCTTCGAGCTGCCCGGCTACGCGCAGCGCTGGAACGAGCCGGCGCGCAATGCGCTCACCGCGCTGGGCAACGCCGTGCACAACCGCGCGCACCTGGACCCGATCCTGGCGCAGCTCGAGCAGACCAACAAGTACATCACGGACCGCGACACCGAGTACGCGCGGTTCCGTCAGCAGTTCGAACCGATCGGTCAGGCGATCGCGCCGCTGCAGCAGCAGTGGGCGCTGAACGGAATGACGCCCGCGCAGGGCGTCGCGCAGCTGATCGAGTACCAGAACTTCATCGCCAGCAACCCCGATGGGGCCTATCCGCATCTCGCGGCCGTGTACCGGCCGAACGAGCCGGGCAAGGCACTCGCGGCGCTGGCGAAAGCGTGGGGCGTGGACCCGGCAGCGATGTCGCATGACCAGCCCTGGATCGACCCGGCGATTAGCGCCGTGGTGAGCCCTCTGCAGGAGCGCATCGAGCGCTACGAGCAGCAGCAAGCCCACCAGGAGCAGGTCGCGCGGCAGCAGTGGCAGAACGCAGTAGTCGCGGAGATCCAGTCCCTGAAAGAGCAGAAGGACGAAACCGGCGCACTCCGTTTCCCCCACTTCGAAGCTGTCTTCGATCGCATGTTCCAGTCCGGCCAGGCGCTCGCCTCGCTGGGCGTCGTGCGCGACGTCGCATCGCTCTACGACTACGTGGTTGAGCACGATCCGGTGCTCGGCCAGTCGGTGCGCGAGGCGAAGGCGAAGGCAGCCGCGGAGCAGGCGCGGAAGGAGGCGGCCGCTCAGACGGCTCGTGTCAGGCAAGAACGGGAATCGACCCAGACGATCGCGGGTAAGGGACAGCAGGTGCCCACGCGCCCGAAGTCCATCAGAGACGCAGCCGCGGCGGCCTATGACCGCCTCGAGGCTGAGACCTAACCCCAAAATCGAGGACATCACCCATGGCAGTACCCAACCTGGGCGACATGGTCGTTTCCACTCTCGCGACGTGGGACGACGTGATCGCCGACACCATCACGAAGGAGCACCCGCTCCTGAACCGGCTGGCGAAGCGCGGCAACGTCACCGCGACCAGCAGCGGCCGCGAGATCTACGAGCCACTGATCTACGGCACCAACAGCTCCGTGAAGTGGTACGACGGCTATGAGGTCTTCACGCCGCCGACGCAGCAGGAAATCCTGGACGCCGCCGTCTACCAGTGGAAGCAGCAGGCCGGCTTCATCTCGATCAGCGGCCGCGAGCAGATCACCAACTCGGGTCGCGCCGAGATGATCAGCCTGGTCGACGCGCGCATCAAGCAGCTGATGGCCCAGCTCAAGAACGACGCCGGCCAGTCGGTCTACTCGAACGGCTCGGGCAGTGGCGGCAAGGAGTTCGGCGGCCTGCAGCTGCTCGTCGCGGACAACCCGGCGCTGGCCGGCACGGTCGGCGGCATCGACCAGGCCGCGAACCCGTGGTGGCGCAACAAGACCGACACGGCCACCGGTACGTCGGCGACGATCGGCCGCAACCTGACGGACACGCTCAACGAAATCTGGCTGGCGCAGACCGTCGGCTCGGAGTCGCCGGACGTGATCACGATGGACGCGCCGGCCTACGCCGCGTACGAGGGCACGCTGCAGCAGTTGCTGCGGTTCACGCAGTCGGAGAAGGCCGACGCCGGCTTCCAGTCGCTCAAGTACAAGAACGCCGACGTCTACTACGACTTCTTCTGCCCGGCCGGCCACGTCTACACGCTCAACACCGACACGCTGTTCCTGCGTGCGGCGCCGACGCGCATGTGGACCCGTGGCAACAAGCGGACGATCCAGAACGGCGACTACGACGTCATCCCGGTGTGGCTGATGGGCAACATGGTCACCAACAACCGGCAGCGCAACGGCGTCATCACCTACACGATCACCTGATCGTTCCCGACCGCCGGGGCGCCTTCGGGCGCCTCGGCCAGGAGAACCGCATGCAAGACGCAGGAATCGAGCGGGAGATCGTCGAGCGTGAGCTGGGCATCCCGTCTCGGCAGTTGCACGCCAAGTTCCTGATCGGCGCCGCGCCGGACAAGGCACAGTCGAAGGAGCGCGGCCGGCCGATCTTCGTGGACATGGTCACGATCGCCGAGATCGTCGACGGCGCGAAGGACTTCGTCTGCCGCGTCGCCACCGACGAGGACAAGGCCAAGTACCCGTTCCAGTGGCGTGCGTTCCTCGACGCGCGCGAGAAGCGCCTGATCGGCATCGAGTGCGTGCCCGGCATGACGCCGGCCGTGCGCCTGATGCTTGAGGCGAACGGTTGCCGGACGCTGCAGGACGTCGCGGCGTTCCCGTCGCCGTATCCCGAAATCGCCGACGCCGTGCTCAAGGCACAGCGCTGGCTCGCCATCGACAGCGGCGTGAAGCCGCGCATCCGCCTGGAGGCCGCCGCATGATCCCCGACAAGCTGCAGCTCGTGAATCGCACGTACCAGCGCGATGGCGCCTGGTACACCCTGGCGGTCATCGACCGCACGAACCAGATCGAGCGCCTGGCGACCGACGAGGAAGTCGCCGCGGTGTCGCCGCCGGCCGAGGTGCCGGCCGTGGCCGCGTCGGTCGAAGCCGCTGTCGCCGAGACGTCGGCCGCGCTGCGCGATGCCGCGGCGCCGCGCAAGAAGCCGGGCCGCAAGCCGAAGGCGTAACCCATGGGCATGAACCTCAAGGCGCTCCTGGACTCGGTGGCGCTGCAGACCGGCATCCTGGCGCCGCCGCAGTGGTTCGGCAGCAACAACGAATCGGACCAGCAGCTGATCGCGTTCGCGCAGGCGGTGCTGCGCAACCAGCGCGAGAAGCTGTGGACCGCCCAGCTGCAGGAAGCCGTGCTGACGCCGACGCTGGCGACGCTCTACAGCGTGCCGGACGACTTCCTCTGCTACGTGCCCGACACGATGTGGCAGAACGGCATGGTCTGGCCGGTCACGATGCCGACGGGCAATTCCGATTGGGCCTACCTGCAGTCGATCTCCGGGCCTGTCGGCGTCACGATCAAGGCGCGGTTCCGCTCGCAGGGTGGCAAGTACCTGATCGAGCTGTGGAACCCGCAGGGCGCGCTCCTGTCGCCGGGCGCGCGCACCGGCACGCCGATCCGCTACCAGTACTTCTCGCGGAATCTGGTGCAGCCGGTGCTCGGCCTGGTCCCCGCTGGTGCGCCGATTCCGACGCAGGAGTACTTCCAGAAGGACAGCGACACCTGCGTCCTGGACGATGACCTGGTGATCAGCGACATCCTGTGGCGCTACCGCAAGGCGAAGGGATTCGACGACTGGCAGGCCGACCGCCAGGCCTACCTGCAGCAGCTCAACACCGTCCGCGCACGCGACCGCGGCGCCGCCACGATCCAGCCGCCGAGCTACTGGACGCGCGAGCCCTACGCGAACCTGTGGGTCACCCCGCCGTGACGCGAGCGACGTCGGTCCCGGCGCCCATCGGCGGATGGAACGCGCGGGATGCTCTGGCCGACATGGAAGCGACCGACGCGGTGTCGATGATCAACATGATCCCGCGTGCCGGCTTCGTCGAGAGCCGCCGCGGCTTCATCTCGCACAGCTTCCTCGGCGTGTCCGGCCCGAACTCCTACGCGCAGTCGCTGTTCGCTTCGCAGGCGGCGCTGTACGCGGCGTGGGCGGGCGAGATCTACGACGTCACGACCAACGCGCCGTTCCTGGTCTACGCGTCCGGCGATCTCAACGCGACGCAGTGGCAGACGACCGGCTTCCGCGACCTGATCATCTGCACCTGCGCCGAGGCGGTGAGCGCCGGACCGCCCGGCATCACGATCGATCCTGCGGGCGCCGTGGCCGGGCTGGTCGTCACCGCGCCGGGCCTGAGCGGGCCGTTCTGGGGCTGCAACACGTTCAAGGGCCGTGCGTTCTACTGGCAGAAGGATGCGCGCTCGTTCTGGTACGCGCAGGCCGGCAGCTATCAGGGCACGCTGACCGAGTTCGACCTGTCCACGCAGATCCGCACCGGCGGCACGCTGGTCATGATGCTGACGTGGACGATCGATGCCGGCGACGGCGTGGACGACCTGGCGGTGTTCCTCTTCAGCACTGGCGAGGCTATCGTCTACCAGGGCGACGATCCCGGCAACGCGCAGCAGTGGCGTTCGAACGGCCGGTTCCAGATCGGCGAACCGCTCGGCATCCGCGCGCACGCGAAGGTCGGCGGCACCGAGATCATCCTGACGAAGGACGGCTACGTCGACCTCGGCGCCGCGCTGGCCGACGGCCGCTACTCGGAGAAGTCGACCTATTCGAACAAGATCATCAGCGCGGCGAAGCAGGCGGCGACCAGCTTCGGTTCGCTGTTCGGCTGGGAGTGTGTCCTGTACCCGGCCGGAAACCTGTTCATCGTCAACGTGCCGAACAGCGTGACGAAGCTATTCGAGGACGCCGCCGGCAACGCGTATTACGCGATCGAGTCGGTCCAGCACGCGCGCAACACCTCGACCGGCTCGTGGTGCCAGTTCAAGGGCCTCAACGCGACGTGCTTCTGCGTGTTCCGCGACACGCTCTATTTCCTGACCGGTAACACGGTCATGCGCGCGGACATCGCCACGTCCGACAACGGCCAGCCGATCCAGATCGAGTGCGTGCCGGCGTTCAACCACCTCGGCACGAAGGCGCGGCGCAAGCAGGTCACCGCGGCGTCGCACGTCACCAACTTCTCGCAGCCAGGCTACCTCGTCAAGGACGGGATGGCCGACTACAACGTCCGTTTCGGCAACTACGTCCCGATCTCGCCCTACCAGGGCGTGAAGGCGAAGTGGAACCTGTCGAAGTGGAACATCGGCAAATGGGAGATCGG